GATTAAAAGTGCGGTCAGTTTTTCGGGTGGAATTACCCATGCTTTGCCATCCCATTCTTTATGATCGCTTTCCGGTTTCATTGATGTGTAACCTTGGGGAATTGCACCAAGCTCGCCGATTTCCTTCGGTTCTTTTGTTTCCGTTGAATACACTGTTTCACCGATATGGTTTTCGAGATAGTCCCAATTATCGCCTGTCCATTTCGCAACAAAGCCTTTTTTATCTTCTGGTGGAGCAGTATCAACACAACCCGCTGGCATTAAATAAACACCATTTTCCGCTTCTTCTGGCGATAAATCGGCATCCGTTTGCCCAACATAAATGCCTTGCTCATCTAATTGGCATACTTTTTTTATTAATGGGTAAGTCATGGTTTGTCCTTAATATTTGATACAAGCTAATAATGCAATGTTGCGCGGGCGAGTCTCATTTTCGCCATTGTAAGTAATCGTATTTTCCTTTTGATTATTATTCCCATTGCCTGATTCGGCATAAAACCAACTACCCTGGACTCTACCTTCAAATCCGCTGTTAGGGACGGTAATGGTATGAGTCTTAATTGCATCCCCTTGGGGGGAACCTAATCTTCGGCTACCATCAACATTTCGTCCATCATCTAAACCGCGGATAAATTCACCGCGTAAGTCGGGCAGATTGAATGTTGTGCGACCATCACCGGCACCAAATGTTGTGCCGATTGCGTCAAATAACGCAGCATAAGTTGTACGTGATACGGTGGCACCATTGGCTTTTAACCAACCGCTTGGCGGGGTTGAGCGTGCAAAAAATGCAACCTCACCAACCAGCTCGCTTTTTAACTGGCGAGTATTTGCGTTATTATTTGCATCATTTGCCGTACGTTGTGCGGCATCCGCGGATGATTTTGCCTGAGTAGCACTGGTTTGTGCTGCGTCCGCCGCACTCTTAGCCTCAACGCCTTTGTCATAAGCTGTTTTGACCGCTTTACTTGTCGCCACGTTGTTTTCATCGTTGCTATTAACTACGGATGATCGTTTGTTAAGGGGGATGTAGTTATTCAGTGCAAGTTGCACAACCGCAATCATTTGAGCGAGTTTTCTCCCCGCTTTTGCTGTTAATCCTAGCTCTTCACTATCCAATCCAGTGTCACTCGTCAATCTAACTTCGCCTTTTTGAGTTGTGCTGGCGGACTTTCTATTATCATCAATGATTTTCACAATCGCTTGATATAACTGCGTTTGTGTTTCTGCTCTCGGGGTAAATCCCGCTTTTAGCAACACATAATGCGCTTCGGCTTGCACGTCGCGCACGCTGTCTTGTACGTTGTTTAGCCATGTATCGGTTACGCGTGTGCCTTGCTCGCCGGTGGCAGGATTGCCGGCGTGAAAGCGTTTATCCGGGGAATCAATTTCGGGTAGTAAAGTTTTCATTTTTTGGTCTCTATTGATATGCAAAGTAACAGTATGTGTGAGCGGGTTTTAAATCGCGAAAGAACTCCTCAATAATCGGATCACCAAACTCAACCAAGTGATCACCAGCAAACGAACTGCCCGCGCGGAAATACACAATATTGTCATCGCCGTTTAACACCGTCACTCGCCACATATAAATCAAGCTCTCGCGTGGCTCATTGCGGAATTGCACCAAGTCCCCTGGATTAGGCAGGTCATTTTGTAAAGGCGAAAACTCTTTAATTTGAATCTGATAACCAATGCTTTCCGCAATGCGCGTAAAGTATGGGATAGACAAGCCGCCAACTGCATTAAGTTGCACAATGACGCGTTTAACACGCTCTTGATAAGGTTTGCTTAAATCCGTTTTAATCCCGCATACGCGCTCCCAATCGGCTAACATTTGGTTTGATGTAGCTGGTTCAATAACGCTTAAAATTTCCACCGCACTTTGTTGTAACCGGTCAAACGCATTGCCGTCCACTTCGCATTGCGTAACAAAATGTTCGCCATTGATGTTGTAGCTCACCGGCGGATAAAGCTGTTTTAGCGCGTTAGCATGCTGCATTAGGCCATCTCCATCACGGTGATTTCGCCCAAGCGGAACCACTCAATTTTGTTGATAACGTCTGCTTTGCGGTTGGCATTCGGGGCAACAAAACGGCGGTCAACCACGCCGATTAAATCACTCACCACCGCTTCGCATTGCGACACAATTAAATCATCGCCCGGAATCAAACCGTTAAAATAATCAGTCAGAGCATTGCGAATAGCGGTTTTGATGTCATTAAATGACACTCCGCTGATTTTGACTTGGATGTTAAAATTGACTTTTGTCACATCCGGTTTAACAACTTTGCTTTCTTTCGCCGTCACTGGGCGTTCGTCATCAATATAAGCTTGCGCGCGACGCACCGTGTCATCATTTGGCACATCATTGTCTGCTGTGATAGCAATATCGACTGTGCCAAGCCCACGGCGTAGCGGGTAAACATACGCTTGTTCAACGCCGTCCACATCTAACGCCCAGTCTTTGTAATCATATCGATTGCCGCCTGCCGCAGGTCGGCGGATTTTATTGAGCAAACGCTCCAACAATGAGCTATCGCTTTCTTTGTTAGTCCCGCCTACTACGTCATTTAATACAACATCCGAGCTAACGCCAACGGGCGCAGCCATAAACGATCCTTTTGTAGCGGTTTTAATGTTTTGCGCCGCGCCAGTAGCAAGAGAGCGCACCGCAACAACCGCAGAACCACCGGCGGAAATCACCGCACTTTCGGTTGTTTCGTAAAAACGCCCGTCTTCGGTTTTGATTTGTAACCCTACGGCAATCACCGCGTCAGGGTTACCGCTAACAGTAGCGCCTTTGCCTGCTGCATAAGTGGCATTCCGACGGCGCAAACCGCGTAATCCTGCGTGCTTCTCTAAAAATTCAGTATCGGCAGTGTCGGGGAAAAACTGTTTAATTAGCCACTTTTGATGGGCGTAAATCCCTTCCGCGCATGCCGCTAAACTACTTGCACGGGCGTAAACATCACTGTCTTCAGAGATGTCGGCGTTTGGGTAATAAGTTCGATAATCCCGCAAGATACTGTCGCGGATTTCTTCGAGTGTGGGTACGATAAACACTATTTAAACACCTTTTAAATGACGTTTACGGGGTGTTTAAACGTGTATTGTTCGCCCCGGCTGTCGGTCACAGAAATAGAAAGAATCACTCTGCCGTTATGCGGTTGCTCATGCGTAACAACAATTTCACTCGCGCGGCCGTCATCAATCAACGGCTGCAACGCTTCTTCAGCGTATTGTTGCGCCAACATACCCACACGGCTTAAATCTTTCTCACGTTGAATAGTATGGAGCAGAGAACCTACACGCCCATTTGCCCACCACGAGCCCAAAGGCGTAGTCAGTCTGATATACACGGCATTTTGCAGTGTACTGATGTGTGAATTTGTATAGTCCCCGGTAAGCGGGCTGATTTCTCTGTCCATGCCGACAGAGTAAAAGGAATGGATGAAAAAAAGGAGGCAGCCTATTTCAGCGCCCCCTTAATTAAGTTATTGTGGTTTTCCTGTGATGCCGCCACTGTCGCCTTGGTGAGTGTGGGTAACAAGGGATTTGCCGGATGCTGTCACATCGCCGTCAGTTTCGAAACTGCCACCGGTTTGCGTCACATCGCAGCTAAATGTTGCTCCGGAACCGCCTTGAATTGCCATGCCGCCATTGCCATTAATTTGCCCTTGCGCGGTAAATACACGGTCTGTCTCAACAACCGGGCTACTAATTTCGACTTTTTTTGTAGCGGTGATTTTTAATATATCACAATCAATTTCAATCAATCGACCTTGTTTTAAAATAATCGTGCTTCCGCTTTCATCGTAAACAGCAGTTTCGCCTGATTTTAGGTTTTTAACGCGAAAAGATCCGTTTTCGGTCGCAATAACAATAGAATGGGTCGTTTCACCGCCCATGGGTAACACTACAACTTGCGTGCCGGCAGGCGGCACGGAAGTTAAGCCGAATTGTTGCATCAACTCTACATCTTGCAAAGTTTCGTCCGCTAACCCGGACACCTGCGCTTTTTGAATATTGTCCGCGCTTTTGACTAAATTCAACTTTCCTCGGAAGGCTTGGCGTACTGCGCCCAAGGCGGTTTCCGTCTGTTGTTTTATTGCTTGTCCCAATCGTCTCATACTAATCCCCATCCAATACAACCAAATCGCCTTTTTTACCCTTCCGTTTGCGTGCCGCTTTGGATTTATTGACATAAGCGTCAGGCGTCCATACGCCGTCTTGTTTTAACCGCAGTTCCGTGATTGTGCCGCCATTACGGCTTAATGAAAAACGGCGACCCATCAAAAAGAAAATCGCATCAATGTCGTATTCTTCACAGATGACATGCACCCGTTGCCCCGGTGACCACAACACGCCATCTTGGGTTTTGTGGTCAGGCACGGTGATGGTCAAAGTAAAGCTGTTTAAAATGCTGTCCGTAATGTACTTTTTCGCCCATTTCTTCAGAGCTTCCAGGTTTTCTACATCGGATACAATTACGGTTTTAGGCTTATAAGTCTCAATGGCGTCATCTTTAAACACCCATTTCAGATCGTTCTTGTTGTCGTCACCGCTGCGCCCGTGCCGTTGTGCTAAAAATGTAATTTCTGAAAAGCTTTGTGACACATCCGTGGTCAGGCTTGCCTGCGTGAAATTGTTGCGCTTGCCGTCTTTCATGCAACACAATGTCGCCACCGGAGGTGTAGAGTAATCCGCACCGCCGACAATCAGCGTACCGGCAGGGTCAAACCATGCATGCAACCCAGCCGAATTGGCACAATGGATCAGGGCATTCCAAGCTGTTTCGCCTATGTCGATGTCAACTTTATCTAACGTCGGGTTAGATTCAGCCCGAAGCTCCACTTTTTTAATGCCCAACGGTTCCACCATTTTTTTAATCGCATCTAACACCGTCAAGCCTTTGACGTTGGTAATCGGCGCGGAGCAATCTACTAAAATAGCGGCTTTGTCGCGACCATTTAAGCTAAAAGTGCGGTCAGTTTTTGAGATGGAATGTTGTGTCGTGTCAACAATACCCGTCAGTACCAATTCACCGTTAATCAGCACTTTTGCTGTTTTGCCGGAATAATCCGCCAGCACGGTATTGTCTGACGGCACACCAATGCTGAAATTGAACGCGTCCGCAGGAATCAAGAAATCGCTGTCAATATCGTAGCTTTTCCAGTTTTTGTGCTGTTTGCCGTCAATCTCAACGATAATCTCATTATTAAACGGGTAGCCGTTATTTTGCGTAGCCATTGAGTACCTCGCCGCGTGCAATAAAGTTTGGGTAACGAATGTGCGGATTCAGGCGCAACAACTCGCCTGCGCGGGTATAGTCGCCATAAAACGCATGCGCCACTTGCTGGATTGTGCTATCAAATTCTACTGTGCGAATAATTAAAGGCGGTTTGCGATTAATCGCTGCCAACGCAAGTTGGGTCAATTTGTGGCTTTGTTGACGCAGTTTTTCTGCCGTGTTGTAAGCCTGCGTATAAAGCCCCGTGTTCGGTGTTTGCAGTTGTCTTGCGCCTGTTTGTTTTTTCGCACTTAATGACATCAAGCCAAAATCATCTTTGACGTAATGTAATGTCATGGCGTTTTGTTCGGCTTGCACTAACGCACGCACGGTATTCAACGCCGCCAAGGCTTGCAAGCGCGATTCCGTCACAATGTAATCAATTTCTGAAGGAACCAAGGAATCGTCCTCAATAAACTGCGTAGCGATTTTTAACACAGTCGCCGTCGCTAGCAACTGCACCGCACAGAATATTTCTTTGGTGTCTTGTGCAGTCAAAGATGAGGTTAATGATTTCAACTTGTTAGACTTGCTGTTTTTGCCATTGCTTAAATTCGGCGCAATTTCTAACAGACTTTTCACGGTGCGGGTAACCTCGTCAAATTTCGCACGCACGGTTAAGTCGTCGCGGTTGGCAATCGCGGTTAAGCCATCGCGAATCATGCCCGCCATCTCACGCACGGCATTGCCACCTTGTTGTCTGAATGCGTCTTTTGATGATGGTGTATTGGCGGAAATAACGTGCTTTTTCTTATCCATATCAAACAAATCACGTACTTGCTCAAAACAGCCGTAAAGCGCGCCAAATGAGCCTAATAAACGTGATTTGACATTAGCGGCGAAAGAAATCCCCTCCATAAAGAATCCATACAGCTCTAATACATCATCTACCAAGTCTTCAAGCTTAGTTAATAGCTCATCAATCAAGCCAAGCACAGAAAAGTTAAACAAGAAGATCGGTTTTGCCGGAGTGGCTTCCTGGAAGCTAAGACTGACTGTCACATAGTCCACAAAATCCGCTTCGTGGTGAAAATAAGCCGAGGTGCAAAGCATATTCTGCAACCGCCCGCGAATCGGATGCACCAACACCGCCGCACCCTGCTTTTCTAAAGCCGATAAAAAGCGTTTAAAATCGGTGTAATACCCCTCACCATAAAACACGGCTTGCAGTTGAATGGTGAGCGGATTTAAACCTAAATCTTCAATGTCGCCACCATTCACAAACGGATACGCGTGCGTAATGGTGGCGCGCTCTAAGTTGTCATCCACACTTAACACATCAAACCGCACACCGCGATAAGATGCCTGCTGAATCGGCATTGTCCAACCTTTCATTTTTACCCCCGTTTAAGTTCGCGGTATTGGTTTTCAGACGTGCTTTCGGCAATCGTCCGTCCGTCTAAGTCCACGCGGATTTGATTCTGAATCGTGAAATTCTGACTTTCCACCGCTTGCTTCATGCCCTCGCTGATGGTTGTGCCCAACTGCTGAAATTCGGCTTTATAGTCCGGCACTTGTACGCGTCGGTCATATTCCTCCTGCGTTAATGTGCCTCGCTTTAAGCGTTCGTCGGCAATCTCTTTGCGTTTTGCCGCGTCACCAAGTGCATAGCCGCCACTCGCTAAAGACCAAACTGACTTTTCGGGCGTTGGGACAGATGGGGCATATTGAAACACTGATTTAGCTGGATAAGCAGCGGCATAGAATTTCTGTTTTGCGTCATTGGTGGCTGCGTCAAAGACTTCGCGTTCTTCCTCTTTTTGCGCCATGTAAGGGGCGTAATTTTCTGACCCCTCGAGCATTGCGCCGAACACCAGCAACGGCAAACCGCCTCGCCCAAACTTAGCAAGACGCCCCATTTTTGCCGTATTCGCCGCAGTTGCAACGCCACCGGCCGCACCGGTTACGCCCGCACCTTTACTCAAGACATCACCCACACCAAGCCCTAAACCGCCTTTCCCGCCCAACAATCGCAAAGACCCTGCCGCAGTAATAGCGGCAGCACTTAACGCCGCAACCACCGTGCCGGCAGTCACAATCTTGCCGGTTAAATCAGGATAAGCTTTGGCATATTCAGCGATTTTCACACTCACATCACCCAAGGCATCATTAAAGCCCTTCATACCTTCCATCTGCGCAAAATCCACGTTATTTTTCGCATCTTCGGTTTTGTAACTGTTAGTGTCTTTAATCACTGCATGAGAGGTATCCACCGCACCTTCGCTTTTATCCAGGCTTTCTTTTACCTCTTTGCCTAAATCCACGTTATTGCGGATACCTAATAATGCCATCAAGGCTTGGCGGTCAGAAATGATTTGCCCAATAGCCGTGCCTTCCACCAAGTTCGTCATTTCGTCTAACAGTTTTGCTTGGTCTTCTTTCTTCGCACCTTTGAGTTTTTTTTGTAATTCGCGGTATTTATCATCATGACCAATCACCTGATCCATAATGCTCACAAATGCTTCAATCGAGTTTTTGCCTTTTTTCTTTTGCGCCTCCATAGAGCCGATAAAATCCACGCCGTGCTCTTTGCCGTCTTTGCCTTTGATTTTGAGTTTCTCAAATCGGTCGTTGGTTTCTTTTGATGTCAATTTGGCGAGAAGATTGACTAAGTTATTTCCCGCCTCGTCCGATGTTCCGGCAGTCACACGCGCCTGTTGGTTAGCCACCAATAACGCCTCAAATCCTACCATGCCTTTTAAGCCGGCAGATTTACCCGCCGCCATTTGTTGCGGCAACCATCGCGCCATGTCCGCCAATTCAAAGTTGCCCGCCTGACCTGCCGCTACGGCTTTATCTAACACTTCGCCGATTTGGTTTTCGTTGATGTCAAACTGTTGCATTGCCGAAATGGCGATTTTCGCTAAGTCATCGGTGCTTGCACCTGTTGCGGTGGCGCCTTTTTGTAGCGTTGGCAACAATTTCATCGCGGTATCGGCTTTTACTGCACCACTAGCAAGCATAGTA